TATTCAAAACGGCAGGCGGTGCCGTAGGGCATCTCGACGCGGCGTGTGCAGAACAGTTCGCTGTCCTGTGTCGCGCCATACGTTGGGATGAACAAGACATCGTATGGAACACATCAACGGATTCCTTCGGATTCCCAAGCAAAGAAAATGAGGTAAGCAATGTCAGATGAACAAGATCTCCTAGCAGGAGGCGGACCCAAACTGCCAAGTTTGAAGTTCGAGAAAATTGGTGATGTCCACTCAGGCATCGTCACAGACGTCAAGAAATTGGAAGACCGTGATCCGGCAGGTGTCGCAAAGACATGGCCGAACGGCGATCCACGTTTCGTGTATGTCATCACAATCAAAACAGAAAAAGAAGGCGACGCAAACATCTGGGCGCGTGGTGCGATGATCACCGCGATCCGTGAAGCAGCGAAGCAAGCATCAGTCACGGAGTTGACCGGCAACAAAATCTCGGTCAAATACTCGGCAGATGGTGAAAAGAAGGCAGGGTTCAACGCACCGAAGCTGTTCGCAGCCAAGGTAGAAAAGGTTGCAACCGACGACCGTTGGTAGATCCGTAAGCAGGGTTCGGCCCTACTTTGCATTCTTCCCTTTCGGCGAAGTAGGGTCGTTCCTCTAACCAATGGAGGTCGGAATGACTAAGAAAGATATACAAGACGCAATCGCGTTCCTTGAAAGACAATTCGTCGGTGTCGGTGAACAAGATCGGCTCTTCGAAGTAATAGCAGCACTCAAACAAGAACTGTACAGAAGGAGCAAGAAATGAACACGAAACAAAAACCGATCAATCTAAATACGCCAAGAGCAAGATCATCTGACGCTACTTTAATAATTGAAGCAGCAGGTTGGGAATTGTTATTCAATCCAAATCATTTTCATCGTAAAGCAGAAGATGCTGAAGGTTTGGAATCTTGGTACGCCGTTCATGCAACAACAGGTCAAATCCATCAATTTTGGGTAGATCAGATGTTTGGTGAACAAAACCCATCTTGGGCTGCGGTTATAGCCTTAAGTCATCTCTTATCGGAGGAACACTCATGACCGGCGATACATTCGCAATGAGTCAAGAGATAATCGAGTTGCAAACCCGTGTCGCAGAACTCTCGGTCGCACTCGAACACATGACCGAACAACGAGACAATGCAGTTGACGCAGCAGAGTCACTGCATAAGGAACTGGAGGCGTGTCGTGACCGAATCAAATCACTCGGCGGACAACTAGACCGACTTCGCGTCCACATCCAACAAGGCATCGAGTTGTGATCACGATCGGCCTCGATACATACATCGTTTGTCAACTGTGCGATGGTGAAGTCCGGCTCGACACACGCCGCATCGCAGGATGCCTCTGTGACCCAGACGCACCAACCTGGGTCGGCATAGAACCCAACGGACGGCTACTCGCATTCAGCCAATCCAAATACGAGATCTGCAAGGAGACACAATGAAAACAGAATCAGTCGGAGCAGACATCCTGCTCGAAGCACACCAGTTGGTCACAGGACCACGCAACAACGACTACGGCAATGTCGTAGACGATTACAGCAAAGTCATTCAAATCTTCGAAGGGCTCACCGGCATCCGAATGTCAATGTCGGATGCGCTCCTGTTCATGGTGTCGGTCAAGATGGCGCGACTCCGCACCAACCTAGAAAAGAACCGACTCCACCACGACACACTCGCCGACGCGATCGGATACCTCGGCCTACTCAACCAGGCCTACAACGACCTACCGTTCCCGCGCACAGTGGCGGAACGATAATGGAAGCCCGACTCTGTGCCTGCCTACCGAACCGCATCCTCCCACGCAAACCTGTGTGCGGCGAGAAACTAGAGGACGACGATGAATGAGAGCGAAGACCCGATTGATGACCGCATCAAATACTTCATCGAATCACAGGTAGATGCCGACAATGTTTGCACCGCCTATGTGCTAGTCGCCACCATCCAGAACTATGTGACGACCGAACAAAAATTCTTCACTATATGCCCACCGGAACAAGTGACATCAACTACGATCGGGCTACTCGAATCAGCGGGAGCTGCCGAGAAGTTACGGATTGCAAGACAGCTACTCGAAGACGATTAGGAAATAGGAGACCTGCACATGAACAAAAAAGAAAAAGAAGCATTCATCAAACTCACATCCGAGTTAGAAAAAGAACGGCAATGCGCCGACATGCTTGCTGATGCGTTAATCCAAGGCGGAATGGATCGCACATTCGAAGCACTCACATTCCACGAACTGTTACGCAACGGCATCAAATACCCTGGCGCAAGAACTCGACGCAATCATCCAAGCATGAAAAACAAGGAGCAACAATGAAAGTGCTATCACTGTTCAGCGGTGTCGGCGGATTCGACATGGGTTTAGAAAACGCAGGAATGCAAACCGTATTCCAATGCGAATGGGATAAACACGCCAACACAATCCTCAACAAACATTGGCCTGATGTACCGAAATGGGAAGACGTATCAACCCTCACAGGCAAACACATCCTCAGCAAAGCACCCGTCATAGATGTCGTCGCGTGGGGATCACCATGCCAAGACCTGTCGGTTGCAGGTAAACGCAGCGGACTAGAAGGCGAACGATCAGGACTATTCCACGAAGGCATACGAATCATCAAAGAACTACGAAAGGAAAGCAATGGACAATATCCAAGAATCTCTATTTGGGAAAACGTCGTCGGCGCACTCAACTCCAACCGAGGTGCTGACTTCGGGATCATCATCAACGAAATGGCTGAAGCAGGCGCGATGGTCATCGAATGGGCAGTCTTGGATGCACAATACTTCGGAGTACCCCAACGACGAAGGCGCGTGTTCGTCATCGCTATCTTCGATCCTGCAATCGCCGAACGATGTCCAAACCCGCTACTACCTGTCGCCGAAAGCCTGCCAGGGCATCTTGCGAAGGGCAAACCGGCGAGGAAAAGTGCTGCCAGCAAGACTCCAGAAAGCGTTGGAGAAAATGGCTTCAGGATGCGAGGCTTCGAAGATTATGCCAACGATGACAGAGCATCAGCAATAAAATCACGAGATTACAAAGATGCAACAGATTTGGTCGTAGAAAATGCACCGATACTGATTGATAGAGCCGCATTTAATCAAGGCGAAAATGCTCAATATCAACCACACATTTCAGATGACCCGATATCACCAAGTCTTGTAGCACAAGGTCCACACGCAGTTGCAACATCTGAACCGATGCTTATTGACGGCACACGCGTAAATGATGTCCGAATATATGAAGAACCGGTACAAACCTTGAAAGAACGCATGGGAACAGGTGGCAACAATGTACCGATGCTTGCCTTTGACACACAGTTTGGCAGCAACGCCAACGTCACCGAAAACATTGCACCGACACTCAAATCATCGCAAGCACCACCATCAGTTGCCTATGATGCCGAACCAACCGTGTTTCAACCTGGCACAATGGTACGGCTCAACGGTGGAGTGTGGGAAGGTACAGTACCGACGCTTCGAGCAGAGTCAAAACGTGGCGACAATGAACCACATATCCAAATACACAACGCCGAACCAACAATGGCAGTCAGACGGCTAACACCGCTTGAATGTGAACGGCTAATGGGATGGCCCGATGACCACACCCGATGGAAAGCAGACGGCACAGAACAAGCCGATACACACCGCTACAAACAATGCGGCAACGGAGTCGCCTCACCCGTGGCGCAATGGATCGGGAAACATTTACTCAAACTAGAGGAGCAAAAATGACATCAAATGAACAACACTTCAAACGAGACGCCTGGCTATCAGGCCGACATCGCACCTGGGGCTACAACACACCAGCGATGGACATCGACTTCCTCATGGTCGAATACGACAAGTGTGTACCGAAAGCACTCATCGACTACAAACACGAACACGCCGTCCTAGACCTAATCAACGTCGGCGCACGAACACTCGCACAGCTCGGCAACATGGCAAAGATCCCATCGTTCATCGTGCAATACGGTCACTCGAAACAGGATGGCTGGTGGGGTGAAGTTGCCGACGACAGCGAACCATGGTTCGTCATCTGGCCAATCAACGCACTCGCCACATCATTCATGGAGAACAAAGTTGAGAAGGTAGACGAGATCGGATTCGTCACCTTCCTGTATGACCTGCGTGGCCGAGAAGTACCTGCCGACATAATCGGCAACATCCGCAAACAAAACAAGTGACCGCAGACAGTCTCACTAGACTGACCTGCACTTAAGGAGAACCATGTCCGTGTTAACTACTGCACTCGCGTACGCCAACAAAGGTGTGCGCGTCATACCAATCAAACAAGGCGAGAAACGGCCACCAATGTCAGGTTGGCAGAACGCTGCGACAACCGACCCGACCACAATCCGACAATGGTTCGAAGGACAGTTCAAAGACTGCGGACTTGGCATCGCAACAGGTGAATGTCGCAACCGATATCTAATCGTCGTAGACATCGATGATCGTGAACAATACCGTGGCTCAGACACACTCGCCGACCTAGAACAGTTACATGGCAAACTACCCGACACGCTCGAAGTCATCACAGGTTCCGGCGGACGACACATCTACTTCCTGACCGACGCACCGATCCGCAACGAAGCATCAGGCAAACTCGGACAAGGCATCGATATCCGTGGCATAGGCGGACAAGTCCTCGCACCACCAACAGTTCATCCGAACGGCAAAGAATACCAATGGACAGATGAACGCTCGATTGCCGATCATAAACCAGCAGACATGCCGTTGTGGATGGTGCTACTGCTCACAGCGAAAGCCGAACCAGCAACACCAACAACACCAGCCACACCACCATCGCTACTCCTCGAAGAAGACGGACCAGCATCCCGCTACTGCGCTGCAACTACATGGCCCGAACTACTAAGGCAAGACGGCTGGACACTCGCACACACCGACCAATCAGGCGAATCACACTGGGTACGACCAGGCAAAGACATCCGTGAAGGCACCTCAGCGACCACAGGATGGCAAGGCAAAGACATCCTCAAAGTATTCACCACATCAATTCCAGGCTTACCTGCGGGCGCATACACACGGTTCGGCTACACCGCCGCCATGCACCACAACGGCGACCGATCAGCGTTCGCCAAGAAGCTCCTACAAGAAGGCAAAGCACTCGTACCAGTCGAGCAACCATCAAAGACCGACAACATCCTCATCAACTGGACAGACTTCTGGAACCAATCATTCCCAGCCGAAGACTGGCTCATCGAACCCATCATCCCACGCAACCAACTCGTCGTCATCTTCGCACCAGGCGGAACAGGCAAATCGTTGCTCGCGCTCTACATCGCAGCCGCACTAGCAACCGGCAAAGAAATCTTCGCCGAACCCAAACCACCAACCAACGTCCTCTACATGGACTATGAGATGAGTCAGGCTGTTCTTTATGAACGACTCACCGCAATGGGCTACAACAAAGACACAGACCTCACACGCCTCCACTACGCCTCACTCCCACCCATCGACGCACTCGACAAACCAGAAGGAGCCAAACAAATCTGCGACCTAGCCCGAGCCTGCCAAGCCGAACTAGTCATCATCGACACCTTCGCACGAGCAGTCGAAGGCGCAGAGAACGACGCAGACACCGTCCGCAACTTCTACCGCTGGACAGCCATCAACCTCAAACAAGAAGGCCGATCACTCATGCGCATAGACCACGCAGGCAAAGACCTCAAGAAAGGCGCACGAGGCACATCAGCCAAGAACGACGACGTCGACCTAGTCTGGCAGATGACCAAAGTAGACGGACGCCTAGTCATGATCCGACAAAAGCACCGGCACACCTGGATACCCGAACGAATCAACCTCATCATCCACGACCAACACAAGATGTTCACACACGACATTCAAGGCGGCGAACGACTAACCCAAGCACTCAAGATGCTAGAAGAACTCAACATCGACCCAACCATCAGCCTCGACGCCATGTGGGCCGAAGTCAAAGAACGCGCCGAAACCATCTATCATGTAGTTCGCAAGACAGCCCGACAAGCCCACACACAACGCCGAGAACAGATGCATGATCCACTCTTTGAACAGTTCTAAAACCCACGGCGTAACACGGCGTAAAACAGGTGCTTACGCCGTCACGCCGACCACACACGGCGTAAGCACGGCGTACGCCGTTTTTGCCCGCAAACCCTTATATTCATTGAGTTCAACTGACGGCGTGAAAAACGGCGTGACACACAATTTGTCACATACGCCGTCACGCGCCAAGTATTACTTGGCGTGACGGCGTGACCATGCTTGGCGCACACTTATGACCATCTCTAGACCATGCCTAACCTGCCGACAACTGACAACAAATCCTCGACGATGCAACGACTGCCAGACCACATACAACCGACTTCATCCCAAGCCCAAACGACCTCACTACGCAGGCGACTACCAAGCACGAGCCAAGGCAGTACGCGAGTCTGCCCAATACTGTTGGATCTGTCTCGAAGGCGCACGAGCCGACGACCCGTGGACCGCTGACCACGTCATACCTGGAGACAAGGACAGCCCACTTCTTCCCGCGCATCGGTCGTGCAACTCGCGACGCGGCGACGCGAAGCGACGCGAAGTAGGCCCGGTGTGACCTCGGAGGGTGGGGTAAAAGTTTTGACGCGCAGGCGTCTATGAC